AGATGGTGCATTAATTAATTTTTGTTTAGATTCTAATAATTTAACATTTGCTTTAATTTGTGCATTAATTGCATCAGTATCCTCAATGGTTTCTTTTTTAAGTTTTTTTTGTGCTTCTAATTGACTTGTTAACTGTAATACTGTAAATTTTGAAATTGAACCGCCAGATTTAAATATATTTTTTAAAGTTTCCCACTTACTAATTAATGGTGCCATTTTATTTGCTTGAGTAATTAATAAGGCAGTTAAAGCAACCACAGCGGTTGCAACAGCAATAAATGGATTTGCCATCATTGCAATTGTTAATTTTATAAAACCACCTTTTAAAAGAAGCACTCCAGCACTTAAGGTTGTGAATCCAGTGGCTAATATTGGTAAAATAGAAATCATTGATCCAACCGCTAACAATATTGGACCTATTGCAGTAACTAACAAACCAAAAGCAATTATTATTTTTTGTGTTGTACCATCTAATTCATTAAATTTATTAAATAGATTAGTGATAAATCCTGCGAATGTCTCAATAATAGGCAATAAATTTTTTAATAATATTTCGCCCATTTTAGCAAATGACTCTTTAGTTGCATTTAGTGATTTATTTAATCGGCCAGATAAAGATTGTTCGTATTCATCAAATGCGTTTTGAGTATCACCCAAAACATTTTCCATTTTACCAAATATTTCAGTTGTTGAATCAATACCTTTTCCAAGTAAATCCATCACACCTAACAATGCCCTGGAGTTCCCAAATACTTTAGCTTGGGCATCCGCATTCTCGCCAAATTCTTGTTTTAATAATAGTAAAGTTGACAACAAGCCATCTTCGGAAATTTTTGCTTTTAAATCCGAAGCACTTAATCCCATTTCTGCCAATGTATCTGCCGCCTCTTTTGATGGCTTGTTAATAGACATCAATATATTTTTTAACTGCATTGAAGCAGTTGCCGCATTTGTTCCAGTTCTTGACATTGCCGCCATTGTAGCACCAACCTCGTTAAACGTAACACCCATATTAGATGCTATTGGTATAACTTGGCCAATAGCTCCAGCTAGTTCCTCACTAGACAATTTACCCTCTCTAACAGCCGCAACCAGAACATCGGTGGCCGCACTTGCGCTTAAGGCATCCGATCCGTATGCATTCATGGCGGATGTTGCGGCATCAGCCACCTGTGTAACATCGCCTAAACCAACCGCACTAGCTTTTAAAGATGCATTTAACACATCCATTGCCTCGGATCCACTTAAACCAGCCGATGTAATAAAGAATAAAGCGTCAGCCGCTTCCTTACTACTTTTCCCAGTTTCAATCGCCATTTTTCTGGCTTGTTCACCCATCTTATCAACTTCATCACCAGCAATACCCACCAATGATTTTATTTTAGTCATTGATTTATCAAAATCAGCACCCATTTTTATAGCAACACCACCAGCAATAGCCAAAGGCAATGAAAATCTAGTCATTTTGGATCCTATATCTGACATACTTTTGCCAAACTTTTTAAGTTTAGATCCAGCACTATTTAATGAGCTTGTTAATTTTGAGGAATCACCAATTAGTTGTACTCTTAATTTACTATCTGCCATCTAATGTAATTTTATTCAAAAATACAAAAAAAATAACCCACCTATTTAGATGATTTTTTTGATGCAATTATTTTTTTAAATTGCTCTAGTTCTAATTTTGATGATTTTGGTTTTCCTTTTTGTAAATAAACATCTTGCGGCAAAGGAAATAATTTTTCTGGTGTAATCATTTGCGCTCTTTTATCACAATTGACATTAAACAACATGGATGATATATATCTTACTTGTTCCCATTGAATATTGGATTTTATCATGTGGGATTCACCTAATAAATGATTTTCTTTCCATGTGTTTTTCCAGAAATTATCTGGATTAATCCCAGCTTGTCCAATGTAATAATCTAACAAACTATCCCAAGTCAACTGGGTGTTTACTTTCCCTCTTTTGTAGGTTTAGAGGTTTTTTTAATATTTCTAGCAACTCCAAGGTTTAAATCATTGCCTAAAATTCTTGATTCCATCATTGAATTAATAATATCTGTAAATGTTTCGCTTTTTAAATCCTCTAGCCACATACCAACTTTATACATATTATAATCTGGCTCATTGCCTTGTTCTTGATCATGAGCTAATAAACCAGAGTATATTAATGCTCTAATTGTACTTAATGTAATACCATCAGTAAATACATCACCAATTTTATCAATTGAGACATTTAATTCATCAGTAAAGTTGCTCCAGAAATTCATTGAAAAATGCATAGTTCGCATTTTACCACCTAATTTTAGGGTGTAATACCCTCGTTTCTTGTTTGCCATTATGTTTAATTTAAGGGATTAGTTCCTTAATTCTAATCCCAGTTTTAAGTTAGTTTAATTATGCTTTAGCAATTGCACCAGTGACAGTAATTGAACCACTATAAGTAACAGGTGATTCCATTTCTGCGCTCATTTCAACAGATGACAAAAACCCTTCACCTGAATAAACAGCATCACCACTTTCAGCGGTTCCAAATGACCAATCTATTTTAGTTCTAGCTATTAATAAATCAGCGGCTTGAATAGCGTTATTTGCATCATCATAAGCAACTAAACCCTCAAAACTAATTTCACCACTTTTAACACCAGCAATTACTTCCTGAAATCCAGCACTGTCCTTAGTTGTAGCTTCTGGTAAATCATTTGATAAAGATAATGAGCAAGATGTTGAATGCCCAATAGTTACAGCGGCACTCCCATCAGCGGCAAATTTTAAAAGTAAATTAGTTCCATTAAATACTCCAGTAGTAGCCATAATATATATTTTTAATAATTAATTTTAAACAAATATACAAAATTAAAAATTATACAGATTCCCAGTTAGTGGCCAAATCTTCCCACTTACTAAAAACATTTTCCCAAGTCAAACCAGCACTAGGATCGGTTATTGTAATAACCCCAGTTAAATTTATTTTAAGATTAAAAGTTGTTATGTTTTCTGACTCGGCTGTTTCATCGACTGATTCAATAAATCCATCACCCCTAACAATTAATTTTGGATTTACAGTATCTTTAAAATAAAAAACTGCTTTTTGGCGTGTAATAATCATATCAGCCAACTCATTAAATGTTAATGAATCGCTGTAATTAGTTAACCCTTCACAATCTAAAGATCCAGATCTTACGCCAGGTATAACCTCACTCCAGCCGCCAGATGCTTTAGTTGATGCATCTGGTAGATCTAAATTAACACTAAAAGTTGTGTTTGTTGAATGCCCTATAACTATCTCATCTTTTAATAATAAAAAGCTAGTAGCATTAAGAACCGCCATGATTTATTCCTGTTCTGGGATTATTTCATATTCGCCAGATGATAAATCAATGTTGATTTTACCATATTTTGCCTCAAGATCTTTTGTTAATTCATTTTGCTTTTTTTCTAATTCATCAATTTTAGAATGTAAATTAGCTTCTTGAATTGGCATAACTTTTAATGCTCTGGAGATTTGCCCTAAATTAAGGGTTACATTAGTTAATTCATTTCTGTTTTCTTGTAATTCTTTTAATTCTTTTTCCTCTAGTTTGCTCATTTTTATTAATTTAATTAATTACAAATTTAGACAATTATTTTAACAATTACCAATCTGGGTAATTAATCCCGAGCTATTTACATACATCCATTTATCTTGCCTAACTGGGAAATTATCATTTGAGTAAATAGAATAATATCCTGCGGAAACTGGATTAAATCCTGTTGCTGTTGTGTATGCGTAATAAATACCAGTACCATCAGGAACCAAATTATTACTATCAGTATGATAATATGCATCACCCGAAGGTATTCCAAAACCACACGCATTAGAGCTAGATGATGAATTGAATATATATTGGAATGCGGCCCTAGCGACATTTTGGTTGTATTCGCTAAATTCGCCAGTTCTTAAAGGATTTTCGCCATCTGGGCGATTAGCAATTGGATTTAATGTATTAACCGCTGGATAGCTTCGGCCCGATCCGCTACTATCACCGCCAGAAACTCTCGAAATATCTGACATATAAATTGGTGGATTAATTGTAAAATTAGAATCATAACCAGCACCAGTGCGTTCCCTAGCTATTTTTAAAATTGAAACCTCGCCATCTGCAACATTTGGAACAGCCATTTATAATGCTGAGGGTCCTGGTGGTGGTGGCTCAGGTGGTGCCCATGGCATGACCGCCTCTTTGTCCTCTGGCACTATTTGATTTTCAATACCTTTTTTAACTTGTTCATTTGGATGGCCCATATCGTAAATTGATTGCACCCATGCAATAACTTCAATTTCTGTTAAATCTTTTAATGGTACGAAATCTGCCGAATTTGGTTTGCCAATTGGTATTGCTCCCATAAATGAACTCGAAAAACCAGAAACTGAATCAGTTCCTTTATATTCAAATTGTACGTTAGTAATCACATCAGTTAAACCATCTAATGCGGGTGCCATTTTCATTCCGCTAATTTTCCAAGTATATGTTATATCCATAATGCAAATATATTAATTATTTTCTAAGTCGGTTAATCGTTTATTTAATTCGTTTATTGTTTTTTGTTGGTTTTTTATGGCTTCAATTAAATAACCAGTTATATTACCATAAGCAACTCCAAGAGTTCCACTGTTATCATTTACTAATTCAGGAGCAACCTCTTGCAATTCTTGAGCTATAACTCCAGAACTCGATTGGTTGTTATCAATTCTATCAAAACTTACACCTCTCATTTTTAACACCTTATTACCATCTAATGTTTTAATATTAGTTTTTAATTTTCTATCTGAAAACGCAACAACATCACCACCGAAAACACCTTTACCAGCAACGTTTAGAGATGTTGTACTACTCCCAGGATCTAAATAATAATTAGTTGCTGTTGCATCATAAAATATTTTAGAACGAACATCAGATGTGTTTATTAATGTATCACCATTTACCTGAATTTGAGCATTAAAATAGAAATTACTTCTATCAGTATAAATATGTGCATGGCTTGTGTTAGCTGGTCCGAATTGTATCCAGCCGTAAGGTGATTGTATTCTTGGGCCCCAATCTCCTCTCTTTAAATAATAACCAGCATGTCCAAAATCTAAATAAAATAATCTACTTGTACTAGCTGGATCAACATAATATGTAGTATCATTTACATCATAAAATAATGGTGCT